GAAGTGAACTGTACAAATGCAACAGCGCGACGCAGTACATGGAACGCATCAACTACATCTACAATTACAGGGCGCGTGGGGAGAGAATGAGCTTCGCCGTGGCGCAACAAGGCAATGGGGCCTACATTAAACCGTCATATCCACACGCAGTGAATGGTTGACACGACTAGATACAAGAGTATCGCAATAAAGATACCGTACTACGATGCATTGGTTCGCATGGGGCTGACCATGCATCGTGGACCGGGACAGGAGATGATGCATATAATTAAGAAGGCAGCAGATGAGAAAGGAATAAGGATACGTGATAAAAGAATTATTAAAAGTACAAAAAGAAGTTAATAGGGTTCTAAGGAAAGCGGAACAGGAGGATGATTCCTTCGAGGGGATTGTGGATAAGCTGGGGATAATTCGTATGTATGACATCGGACTTCCCATGCACATGGTCCTTGGAATTGTTGAAGAGTTCGTGAATGATGTGGAGGAGAGGAAACGCATTAAGGCTTTGGATGGGTTCGATCAGGAGCACACGCAGAAGCTTTATGACACAATGAGCGTAAAATGGAACAGCAGGAACAATTAACCACTAAGAAAATCGTGGATCTGCACCAGGTGGATGAAGGAGCCATCAATCCAAAGACTGGGTTGACGGAAAAACCCTCCTGGTATGTTCGTTTCGAGGACATGTCCGATCGTGTGTTGTTTAAGTCCAGGTTATTGGAACTACTAGGAATGGGTTTCCGCAAGACAGTGGAAAACTTCAAGGCAGGTAAAGCTACCACTACGCAAGGTGGAGAGGCACGCTTTTGGGTGGTGGTATTTCAGGATTATGAGGTTCGTCTTCAGACGAAAGCGCAGATCATGGAAGTGGTAACGGAAGGACATAGACACAGGGATGATAAGGACAATGCAAAGTTTGAGCGAAACGGAAACGGACACAAAGAAGAGCAGTTCACCCTCGAGTAAATATCCAGATTGCTGGCCGATGGTCAGGATTACGTGGATGGACGCCATGGATGGCGATACGGGATGGGTGTCTCTTGCCAAGATGCGCGATGCGAAACTCGCGACGTGTGTTGATATTGGTTGGATGATAAGGAATGATGAACAAAGAGTTACAATTATGGGATCCTGGTGCTTGGATCCGGAAGAGATTAAGGAAGAGGATAAGGAAGGAGGAAGATATATCACCATACCAAAAGGGTGGGTTAAGAAAATAGAATATCTGGAAAAAAGCTATGGACAAATACGAGATTAATGTATGGAAGGACGCGGAGCTGCTCAGCAAGGAAACGCTTGAGTTCGCTTCCAATAAGGAATGCTACGAGTACGTGCTGGAAAAGCACTACGCTCCGGGGACCTGGACTGGATCACACCAGAACAAGAACGGCGTCACGCTGAACAGGCCACCACTTGGGATCAGGATAACATGGGCAAAGCGTGGGAAAAATCACTACAAACCAAAGAAACTGAGTGCTGAAGAAAAGAAATTGCAGCGTGAACTGTATGACTCAATCACGCCTGAGACAATTCAGGAGTTGGGTCCCAATGAAATGTATGCTAAGGTAAGGAAAGATTATTATGGACACCCAAACGCAAAAGGCTGGAAAGAAATTCGTTAAGGAAGGGTTGACACCCAAGCAAAAGAAGCTCTATGATGTTATAAAGAACTTCATTGCGGCTAACAGTTATTCCCCGTCTTATGAGGAGCTGAAGCAGCTCCTAGGGTCGCGGTCCAAGGCGCATATTCACGCTTTAATACACCAATTGATAAGGCGCCACTGGGTGGGAAAACGGAATGGCGCAAATCGGTCACTTTTCATCCTATAATGTGGCACCACTAAGGGAGATTTTGCTAAAATGTTTTTTTTATTTTTAAAAAGACCGGGATATGGTGCCACGGTGCCACAAATCCTGATTAACCTTTATATATCAATGGTTTATATGGTGGCACTAGGGTGGCACTACTCTAGACGACGCAAGCAACTTTTGTTGTTTATTATGAAACAAATGAGCAAAAACTCAACTATAGAGCGGGGAATTCGATGGTAGATGAAAGGCTGAGAGGTGCCACTAGTGGTGCCACCATTGTGGCTAAAATAAGGCAGAGTGGAGGAGCCATAAAGCACCCAATTAGGAGTGATGGACTCACTGATAAGCAACGCGTGTTTGTTAAAATCTACGCTGAGAATGAAGGACGATTAACTCCAACGGAATGTGCAAGACAGGCTGGGTATAAGGAGGAACGAGCGAATGTGACTGCATCAGAGCTATTGAATGGGAAGAGATATCCTAAGGTTGTGGATGCTGTTCTTAAACGAAGAGCTGAATTGGAGAAGACACATGAAGTTAAACTACAAAAACATGTACAGGAGTTGGCGCGGCTCCGTGAGAAGTCACTGGTGGAAAAGTCTTTTAGTGCTGCTGTTAATGCTGAGCGCTTGCGTGGACAAGCCGCCGGATTGTACATTGACCGTAAAGAAATCAGGACAGGAAGCATTGATTCTATGTCCCGTGAAGAAGTTTTAAAATCATTAAAGGAATTAGGATTGGATGGAAAATTTAGAGAAGAAAAAAAAGGTTTGGTCCTTGAAGTTCAGGAAGAAGTCAAATCCGATAGCGAAGGACTTAAGGACATCACAGAAGTATCGACCAAGAGTGGTGAGAGACAAGACGAAGTATGACCGTAAAGCCGGAAACAAGGCTTTGGAAGAATTTAAAAAAACACTTGAACGATGGTGATGGATATCTCATTTCAAGGCTTGAGAGTTACGTCACTCCAGGATTTCCGGATTGCTTAATATTTCACAATGTTACAGGATTCTTCACGCTTGAGCTGAAGGTAATACACTGTAACAAAAAGTGTATCCTATCCACCTTTCAAAAGGCGTGGAATACTATTCACTATATACATGGTGCACCAGTTTATATCCTGGTTGGAGGGCTCGCCAAGGGTCATGTCAAACTGTTTCCAGGGGCGCGCATCAAGGACCTAGGCCAAAAAACCGTGGATCTTGTGCCCGGGTTATACGAAGGGCCACTCAAAGGCCTAAATCTGCGGCAAATTGTCGCGAAAACTCCCAAACTCCCTTAATTTAGCCATTTTTGTGGATAACCTGTGGATAAAATCCGGAAGCCCGGGGACCGCGCGGCCAGTTCCCTGTGCAAACTCCCAAACTCCCACAAAACAGCCATTTTTTGAGTGAAACTCGCAGCTCGTCCAGTCGCACCGGGCGCGCCCGGGAAAACTCCAGTAAAAATACTCCCATTTTCTGCCATTTTTTAGTCCAGATTGCTTCAGGATGCCCTGGCTGCAGGTGAAGAATCTGGATACAAACTCCAAACTCCGAGGAAATGAGCCGTTTTGTCCGTGGATCTAGGATCCTGATTCTGGAGCTGGGGCCCGGGCAGCGTTGCCAGTCCTGTCAGGAAAAATAGTTCAAATGAGTTGTTGCATTGTGGATAACTTTATGGTATAATGGGAACAGAAATAGAGAGTCTTATTAGACCACATGGTTCGCCACATGGCATAGGTTCTCTGTTTCTAGAAAGTAGAAAGGTATATTATGGTAGTAGACGAAACTATAAGTTTGGCGCTCATTAGGATTGCTGATGCCATTGAAGAGAATGGCGAAACATTAAAACGAATTGCAGATCATTATGATGGGGTTGTTCCCGTTATGACACGCAATGCGAAACGTGTGGAAAAGGCACACGAGGAAGTTGAGGATAACCCTTACGCCTTGCACAATATATTCAAGCCTAGACCTCAAGAGAACTAGGCACAAACTCCAAACTCCTGCGACATTATGTCGCAGGGGATAACCTGTGGATAAGTTCGGCCGGGCACCGGGATCCCGGCAACTGACTTCTGTCAAGTTGAAACTCCGAAACTCCCGTAACTCCGCCATTTTTTGGGGGAGATGTGTTAGTCACGAGCTGCCAGCGCCCGGCGCGCGATCCCGTTAACACTTCACGGAGAATGGCTGAGTTCTGCGATAAATATTTCGCCCGGGCTCTTGACAAACGCCTGGTGAAGCATTATATTACAGGTTGAAGCTCCAAAACTCCTTGAAATCCGGGAAGAATGCATGGATCCAGAGTTCAGGAGGCAGCAGCTGGAAGGCCAGGCGCAGCAGGTGCTAGAATTAGAAAGGAAAAGATGGATTACTTAATGATTATAGTTCCACTGAAGTTGGCTTTGGTGGTTTACATTGCGTATGTCCTGTTTCACTAACTCCAAACTCCGAAACTCCGAAACTCCACGACTGATGTGGCTTGGGCCTTGGTCCATGCATCTGGAGCTGGCGGGCACCGGGCGCGCCCGGGATTTCCTCCACGGAGAAACGGCAGAGTTCTGCGATATTTATTTCGCCCGGGATCTTGACATCCTGGATTGCGACGCTTATATTGAAGAGTGGGTAGAGAAAGAGAATTAGAAAGTGTTGAATTTCCTGTTATTATTGTTGGTTCCTGCCAAATTTGCGGTTGCCTGCATCCTGATTTATATGCTGCTGCAGCTCTGGCTGCGTTAGAAACTCCAAACTCCCAAGCTCCAGCCTCCCAGTACTTTGGTCCTTGGACCTTGCTGGATGTCCCGCAGGGACCGCCCGGGCGTTTGAAACTCCAAACTCCTTTGTTTTCCGCCATTTTGTTGTGGGATGTGGATCTTGGAATGATCACCGGGATCCCGGTAACTTCCTGAAGGGTTATCCACAAGTTTCTTGAAAAAGTGGTTGATGAGATGATTCGTAAATGCTATATTGTTATTAGAAATAGAGTGTTACATCTATCTCTTATTTTGGGGAACATTTAGAAAAATGACCAGTCTGCGTATTACGATACAAGGACGAGCAAAAGATTTACGAAACCCTCGTAAAAGGGGCAAGATAAACGGAGTTATTCGGCTCTTGCCCCACTAAACTCCAAACTCCTAAACTCCATTTATCCACGTTATCCACAGAGTTATCCACAGCCCAGGTTGCCCCGGCAGGGCCCGGGGAAACTCCAGTTCCAAACTCCTTGTGTTTCTGCCATTTTATCATTGATGATGTCCAGCCCGGGCAGCAGGAGCAGGCAGTCAGAGATGCTGGAATTTAGGCATAAAAAAAGAGGCGAACTTTCGTTCGCCTCTCATTCAACCCAATGTTTTGGGGTCTATTAGATTATTGGGTTAAACCCATTCTTTTTAGTAAGTAGCCAATATCACTTTGTAAGTGTTGTATTAATTCTTTACCTTCTTTGTTTTGTGATGCCCATTCAACTATTGAATTGCATAATACACCACTAATTAATTTCCAATCAGGACTATTTCCCATTGGAACTTTACTTACTAATTGCTCTAAATCACCAACTGCATTTTTTGATTTAGAGTACTCCACTAGTTCACGAACTAGTGGAGATATGTCAACGTTGTTGAGTGTAACTAATTCATTCTTTTTAGTCATACTCTAACCCTATTAACTTCAAACACAGTATTTGGGTTAATATTAACCCAACGTCTATGTTCTGGAAGTAGTCCACTACCAACACGAAAAGCTAATACATAACTTTCATGTTCAGTAGTATTTGTTGGAACAGGATTGTTTGTAAATCGCCAAGCATATTGACCAAGTATGCCACGTTTAACTTTGGCTTCTTGACCATTATTCTTAATCCATTTACAAGAAAAGAAACCCATTCCAACTTTATCTTTAAATTCATTCTTCGTCATAATAGACCCTTTCTATTTCTAGTTATGATACTACTATGATTAGGTATTTAATGCAATAGTTAGTTTGTTGTATTTGTGCAACAATGTGGATAAGTCATGTCAATGCGACAAATTGTCGCAGCCCGGGTATGTAGTGCTTGTTGCAAGAATACAACACAACATGTAGTGGTGCGACAAAATGCCGCGGCCCGGGATGTAGCGGCTCGAGGCTCGTCGGCGCTACTATATGTAGTGGTGCGACAAAATGTCGCAGGCTCCCGGGCGTGCGCGCCTCTATAGCGACCCCCATGCACCCCTTTTTCGATAAGCATGCTTTAAAAATAGGCGAAGACAGTTAGAGAGTGAC